GAAAGAACAACTCTATTACCTGCATTATCCTCGACTTTAAAATCGATTGTAACTGCAGCAGCAAGTTTTTTTCTTTGCTCTGATGCAATCTTTGCAAAGTGATCCATTTGATTTCTGCTCCCCGCCATGAAAGGCGTATTTGTTTTTATATTTTTGCTTCTTTCATTAGCAATTCTAATGACACTATCAATACTTATTTGTACTTGAGAATTGTTATTTAAATTATTTTTTAAATCTAAAATATTTTTAGTCAAGTTCAAAATTTTATTGGAAGATGAACTGTTTTGAGAGCTAGCAAAAACTTCTCTCTTGCCATCTCTTGAAGCCCACACCAAATTGTGAACGCTAGAGGCTAACGCAACACCGCCTCCAACTTGATTGTCTTGATCTCCAGGAAGTGTAAGGTCCATCACTTTTCCTACAGATTCAGTTGGTGCATAATTTGCCAAACCAATATTGGCATTCATTGGAGAAGCTTGTGGTGCTTGTCCTTGTTGCATATTTTGAGGTTGATTGATTTGTTGTGGTCTTTGCCCACTACCAACGTCAACACCATCGTCAATCATGTCTTGCATAGTAGATTGAAGTTCTGCCATGGATTTAGTGATTTTTCCAACGTGTCCTAAATCAACATTATCTTTTCTAGCAAACATATTCATCACAGCAACTTCCAAAAAGTTTAATGATAAATTGATTAAGTCAAGAATATTCAATCCTGATGCTGGATCAATACCAAGAGCTGTCAATACTGCAGAAACGGTTGAGTTTTGATTCGCTCCTGCTCCAGCCAGTAAAGGTCCACCAACAAGAGTTCCAGCTTGTTGTGCTAATCTAACTGCAGTTTTCGCTGTGAAATTTGCTACACTTAGGCAGTTTTCGTATTCTGCTCTATGTTGAGGAATAGATGATGTTTCGTGAAGTGCTAAAACAATATTTGAAGAAAGCTCATTTGCTTTCTTTTCTAAATTCATTGCAGCATCTAAAACATCATCAACATCATAAATTTCTTGAATTTCACAAGATTCAAAAGCACCATCTCCTACGCAGCTTAATTCAATAAACTTTACGCCGTAGTTCTTTTCATATGATTTTTTGCCAGACTCAGGATGTGTTTTTCCTTTGTACTTTTTAAGGTGTTCACAGTAATCTTTTTCAGTGTATGCTTTATTTCCACAAATTGAACAAACACCCCATTCAACACTTGCACCCATGGAGACATCATGAATTACACCAGTACGAATATTTCTAGCAATATCAGGATAAGCTTCTTCATCTACAAAGAAAGTACAATATACACAATCTTCCTTTTCATCCCATTCTGCATAAACAACCATACCCTTAGCTTGTTCAATATCATCATTTTTGTGGTTTGTGTAAATTGGCACACCTTCAAATGTTTTATATGACGGGATTTTTTGACCTTTGATTTCAACTTCCTTGAGAAGTTCTTCTTTTGAAAACAAGTCTCCATTAGCATTTACGACATCAGCGTCAATTGCTCTAGCTCTTACCCATAAAAGTTTTGCACCTTTACGAGCTTGCATTTCTTTAACAATGTCGAAATCTTTGTATTTTTCGAGTACTTCTTTTGGATCAGCATAGAGTGATTGAAGACCAATCTTTGCAGCTTCTCGCATATTTGAAGAAGCAGTCTTTATGATATAATCTCTAGCTATATTTCGGTCATTTTCGTTGAGGAAGCTATTTATAGTAATAGCCCCTCCTTTTGCAACCTTGTACATATATTCAATCCTTAAAAAATGAAGTTATCAATAGGATTTCTTCTATTTTCAACCTATTAAAACCTGTAAAATTTAAACCCGTCGAAATCGACGGGTTTATTGTACAGTGACAAACGATTTGGTAATTATAGATATTCAGAATTACCCTCACCCATACCTGTTCGCTTCTTAATTACTTTAATTAAAACATTCAAACAATCTTGTGGGTGATCATTAATTTCTTTGTCAGTAAATCTAATTATAATCCAACCATTAGCAGCTAATTCAGAATCTCTACGCTTGTCTTTAGCGATTTTGTCTGGATTATTGTGCCAAATTTCACCATCAGCTTCAATGCCAATCTTAAGATTAGGAATTGCAGCATCTAATTGATAATCCATTGCTGGACCAGCAGAATACTGAGCGTAAAGCGGAAAAGGCATATTTAAAGACATAGTCAATCCATAAAGTTTCTTTTCCAAATTAGTAAACATTTTAGGTTGTTGAGAAATGTCTACTTTCTTTTTTGCGTATTTTTTGATTGATTCATTTTCATTAGAAGCGAATTGATGAATTTGTTCTAATGCATAGTTGTTCAATGGATGTGAATTATCTCCACCAATAAAGGGGGATTGTAATTGACCATACAATCCATCATATTCATCTGGTAAAGGACCCAAAGAACCTCTACCTGTTACTGGTGTTAGTGATTTTAAGAAACCTTCATGTGCTGCAGATTTAATTTTCTTGCTTGCAGTTCTTACTCCAGAATTCTTTGCTTCAATTCTTTCCATATAAATTTCATTAATGGTTGAGCTAGCAACTTTGTAAAATCTGTTCATTACATCTGCAGTAGGAGCAGGAGCACCAGCTGGAGCTGGAGCTGCAGGAGGCGCCCCACCACCAACAGATAAGTCAGCAGGTGGAGGAGCCATACCTGCACCAGACATATCTGGAGACGAAGCCGCAAAGCCTTGTCCAGTTACGCCACCACTTTGGAAACTTAATGAAACATTTGGAGTGCCAAAGCTTTGATCATTTACAAAGTTTGCACCTTGTTCAAATCTCAATCTTTCAATTTCCTGGTCTGAGTCTAAACCAAAAGCTTCAATAAGAGAAACATTTGAAATAACTCCATTTTGATTTGCAGTGACAAGCATTTGCAATTTACCAGTGTCATCACGTAATTGAAGATCGTCAAATTTGATTTTAGGATAGACTATTTCGTCCTGTCCTCTTTCACCTTCGATTACAAAACCATTCCATTTTGCAACTGGCATAAAGACATTTTGTTCAATCCAGTGTGCAACTTCTCTTCTAAATGTCTCTAATCTTTGAGCCATTGCAAGAAGTCCAACTTGGGCATTACCGTATGTTGGTCCCTCACCATTCAAAAGTGCTTTGTTCAACATAACACCATCGAGGATTTCTTGCTCAATTAATTCAAATTCACCAGTAAGAGGATGAATTTTTCCAGTAGCTCCATACCACTCGAGATCAAAGTTGTGGTGAGTAACAAGTGTTAAGTTAGGATCATTAGCAATAGATGCTAACTCATCTTGGACATTATCAATATCTTCTTGAGATGCTGGTCTTGTATCACTACCAATTTTTACAACCTTGATTGGTAAGATAAGACGCTCAGCAATCATATATTGAGCTTGTCTTAATTTGTCTTTGTATGTCAGAATTGGGAACAATGGTCTGATCATAGAAATTCCATAATCTTCCCAAGGATTTGATCCATATTTGAAATGGTGAATAGATATAGTGTTCAGTTTAATTGGATTACCCTGAACAATCATTTTTTTAATATTGTCAGGAATAGAATCATAAATTTCTTTAGGATGTCGTTCATTGACAATTCTAATTTCTTCTGCAGATGGACGATATGCATAACTTCCAGGTTGATCAATCATACCTGGACTCTTAATTACAGAATCAGGATTAAGTATAGAAATTGACTTCCAAGTAGCACCATCATGTTGACATTCTTGATTTTTGTCTTCATCCCAGTTAGAACCATGGCAATGTGGACAATCTAATGAAAGGAGAACAAAGGAATCACCTAACAAGTGATATGTTTTAGAAATTTCTGGTAGCCATTTTTGAAAATTAAGTGATTCTACTAGCTTTTCAAAATAATCTTTTACATAAGAAGAAGAACACTCTAACTTCCATCCAGAAAAAGGATAGTTAGTGTAAAAATTGATGGCTGCAGCAATTTTTGGCTCATTGTTTCTCCACCAGTTTGCCCAAAGATAAACTTCACGACGAGCATTTGGGATTTGAAAAGATGATGGAGTAAGAAATGGTGAATAGAAGTTAGGAGCTGTAGTAACTGTATTGACGCTTGCAGTTCTTGTTACGCTTGGACCTAATCCTAGACCAATTCTGCTGCTTGCATAATTTCTGTCTACAGTTGCAGTGGGTGATGATGCTCCTGATACTTGTGTTGCTGCTGTTCGAATAGCAGAAGCCAATGATGTTCTATTTGCCATAACATGTATTATACCGTTCTAAAAATATATAACTTAATACCAAGTTTGATTAGAAGGTTTGTTGCCGAAAAGAATTGGATCTTGTTTGCCTTTAGACGCTTGATAATAACCTTCACCATTCTTGAAATGTTGAAAACTATTTCCTTTTTCAGTTGAAGCCATGCTTTGAGGATCTCTGTTATTGTTTTCTTGTTGCGAGCCTCTAAGTTGAGTTTCTAATGGTGTATCTTCTGGATTCTCATGAAATGGAGAGTGTCTTCTAGCTTCAGTAGATGCAGATTGAGGAGAAATAATATACTGTCCATTATTATCCATATTCATTCTATGAGGACGTTCGACTAAAAGATTCCAGATTTCTTTTTGTTGTTCTTGATTCATGCGGTAATATTCATCTAGACTCTTACCCATTTTTTCTAGAATTCCAGAAAGTTCATCATAGAGTCCAGCTGGTTGATTATCTACATCACTTATGCCATCAATTCCGAAACCAGACTGACTATCTACCGTATCTTTTGACTCATTTTGTCCTGGGCTAATGACACCACCGCCAAATTGGGACAAAACTTGTTTATACCACATCGTCGTATTCTTCTCTTTTAGATTCCATGATGTAGTCTAAGCCAAGTTCTTCAGCAAATTTCTTGAGATCATCATCTGAAAATTGATGACCAAAACTGTCATCATCTTCATCATTTAATAAAGTTTCAATATTGACTTTGATCTTCTTGTTTTCTCTTTTGTCTTCTAATTGATTATCTTTAGGAGTATCAACAACATTCTTTTTTCTTGTGCTGTTAAGAATTTGTTCTTGGTTGAGTTCTTTCTTTGATGCAGTTTTATCTAATTGATGAATAATAGAATTCTTTGGCTCATCGAAATTTTTATTTAACTCATCTCTGTAATTAATGGGATCTTTGCTTTTAACATTTAATTGGTCAGCATAAGATTTTTCCATTTCACCACGATGAGTATAAAGTCCATCAGAGTCAAGTTGTTCTTCCATTGCTTCGTCAGCTACTGATTCTTTACCATTTAATTTTCTCAACAAAGCTTCAAGATATTCACTGCCCTTTTGTTCTTTTCTTGGAAGTTGAGAATCAATAGTTTTTAAAGAATCAGATTGAGCTTGCTTAGGGCGCATGACTGGTTTTTCACCTTGTTGATGCCCATAGCTTGATTGTTTGGCATCTGACAATTGTTTTTCCATTGAATCATCGACATTTTGCTTGCCTCTGATTTTATTTGCGCCTCTATCTGAGTTGTCAAATCTAGCTTCAAATCCAATCTCACCTTCGGTAAGTTTCTTGGATCTTTCACCTTCTTTAAGTTCAAGAGCATTAGCTTCGTTGTCAGGATGCTTATGAACATCTAATCTGGCCATTACTTCATCATGAGATTGGAATGCGACTTTTAACCAATCTTGATATGCACAAGTTACTTGTCCGTCTTTATCAACTCTTGAGTCAATACAATTTTCACGACATTTTGAAACTTCCATAGGCACTGGAGCTTTATAGCCTTGAAATTTTCCTTTAGGACACAGCAAATATGGTTCATTTGCTTGTGTTGAAAGAGTAGTATATGCAACTCTTCTATTTTCTTTAGGAGTTATTTCTGAGTACCAATTATGCATAAAATTTGCAACTTTTATGGATTTATCTTTATTGCCTGAAAGTACAATATTTCTTGCACTGTTTAATTTACTAATTTTGTTATTAGAAGCAAATTTATTTAGCTTATCAATAGCTTTAATAGCTTCAATTTGCCAATAGCCTGAAGATTGACTATTATTCTTGTAAGCAACTCTTTCCATTTTAGCCGCTTCATTGTTTTTGTTGATAAAATTTTGAATAGCCATATAAGCATAGCGAAGAGTATTTCTTTCTTCAGCAAGTCTTATGTTGTTTAATGTATTTAATGCTTTATGCAAATGATGATGTGCTTCTTCTTTTGGAAGAGCTACTATCTTCATAATATGTTGTGGTCCGCCCATATTCTTAAAGGCAGAAATAACGGGATCATCTCCGAAATCATCCATACCTAAAACATGAAATGGGGAAGACATTGGCATAGAATCCCCTTCTCCAATACCTGACAAAGTGTCTTGAAGCATGCTAAGTAATCCATTGCCACCGACCAATGGTTTTTTGTCCATAATATCTTGAATTTTTTTAGGATCGTGAGTTTCGTATGTAGCTTTGATTTTATATCCCTTGTCCATAATTATTTACCCAGTCCTAAGTTTGATAATTCTTCTTTATCAAAACCTCTATTTGTGAGAGCTGTTCTAATTTGCTTGAGTTCTTCAGAAACTCCTTTTTTGTCAGCAGCATCTTTAAAGTCACCTTGCTTAGTTGTTTTAGAATAGTCTTGTAAATCCATTAGGAAGCAAGCTCTCATAATTAACTCAGGTGTTGATCTCTTTTCAAAATTAGGTTTTGAATCATAATTTAAGGCAGCAATTTTGACAGATTCAGAAAGATTAACAGTATTAGCTTTCTTTTTTGTTTCATCGTCTTTGTCTTTGCCTTGCTCTAATTTTTTGTTATATTCTTTAACAATATCTACAGCTCGTTCAATTGTTTCTTTATTCCAATATTTAAGTTTAGAAATGTATCTAACAATATCATTTTTATCGACACCATGATCAAGTAATTTTCCAACCTTGCCCATTAAAACACGGAATGGATTGCCTCTAGTTTTCTTTTTCTTTTTGACCTGTGCTGTTTTTGAATTGTTGTACACGTTCTTAGCCTCGACTAAATAAGTTTCTTCAATCTTATTTGCTATATCAGAATAGCTTGGATCTAATTCTTTAGTAATTGGATCTTTTGTTCTTGTTTCATTATTATTTGACATCAAAAGTGCTTTAGACAATTTATCTAATTGATGACGTAAATCATTATCTTGCACTTTGTCAGCTGTAAGGGTAACTTCATTTGAAAGTTCACTAAAATTACCATCACTAGCTTTGATTTTTTTAATCAACTGTCTCATTTCATCTTTAGTTACACCTTCAATATTTTCACCATTTAAAGGAATATTGTTAATCCCATTTGCTGGATTTGAAGCCATAGCTGGGCCAGATTGTTGAGGTGGTTCAGTTTGAGACAGTTTATTCATTAATCAATATCATCAAAATTAATGTCAATGCTATTATAAATTTCATTGACAGTTTTTGCTCTCATTTGAGATTTGCTGTTCATATCACTTTGGATATTTTTCTTGATAGCCATTCTATCGTTTCTATTCTTCTCTTGATTAGCAATTCTCATGGTTTCACGATTGTCCAGAGCAGATGGATCAATCATTCCAAATTGTGAATTGAATTCATTGTCTGAAGATGTTCTCAAGATTGAATGTGCTCTTGAGGAAACTACAGAAGATTGTCTTAAGTTATTAAGTTGGCTTTCTTCCCAAGCTTTATGGCGAGTTGTTTTTGCTTCTCTTGCTCTTTGATTTTCAATAATTGATTGTTCACTTGTAGAAGCTTGAGAATTCAAGAATTCTTCTGTTATTGAAATCATGTCTGGATTGAAAATTGATGCTGATCTAGAAAGCATTGCGTTCATATAGTCATCTGAAGAAAATGCTTTCAATCCACTTGTAGTAGTTCTTGCAGTTTCGCCATCATCAAATTGTGAACCAGCTCTTCTAATAGCACCAAAATCTTGAGCAAGAATTCTATCTTCAGTTGTGGTGTCTCTCAAATCTTGATATGTTGATGCACCTTGAATTCTTTCCCAAGACTTATTAATATTGTTTGCTTCTTTTGTGAAACCAATATTTTGTTTAGAAATTGATTGTCTGTTTGCAGTTGAATTTCTCTTTAACTCAGCGTATGGATCTTCTTCAACTTCTACTTGAGCGCCAATAAATCTCTTTTCCATAAATGTTGGAATATTATCGATTTCTGATACTTTTCTAAATCTGCTCATGTTTATTTTATCCTGATCTTACTTTTCAAGAATGTCCCAGAGCTTTCACCCTGGGACAACTTTTCTTGAGGAATGTAATTATTTCTTGTCGTATTTCTTGGTAAAGAGTGCATCAATCCACTCTTGATCACCATAGCCGAGTTCATTCTTCCAGTAATCAACGATTCTGGAATAGTCTGCGTCTGAAAGTGTTGCAACTTTGATCATTGAAGATGCTGCAGCAACTTTGACATTAGTTTCAAGACCAGAAGCAAGAACGTCCTTGATATTGGACAACTTATCAACTGCAGGAGCTGATGTTTCGCCTAATCTAGCATTTACATATTCGATTGGAAAACCTTCGGCAAGAGCTTTAGCAGCAAATGCTTTTCTAGCAGCAGATGAGAATGCTTTAGCTTCTTTCATGTCTGACTTTGCTCCACATTCTTTTTCCATAGCTGCTTCTTTTTCAACTTCCATATTTGCAGCTACTTTTTGAACTAATGCTTCTCTGTAAGCTCTTCTTTGTGCAAGCTTAACATTAGTTTCTTTGTTGGCTTGAACTTGGCGCTCAATTTTGCCAGCTAATCTTACTCTTCTGTCATGACGAGCAGCAAGGATAGCATCTTTAAGATCTTCATCACCAGCAGCTACAGCAGCTTCTACAGCTTCAGCTGATAATTGTGATGCATGGTTAAAATGGTAAGCTTTCTTTTCAGACTTGCCTTTAGGACCTTTTCTCTTCATAGGACCCTTTGCATCATCTTCGTCATCTTCGTGGTCTTCATGATCTTCATGATCTTCATGATCTTCATCATCTTCATCATCAGAATCTTTAGACTTCTTCTTACCTTTGCCATTCTCTTCCATCCACTTAGCTAAACCAGGTGGAATACCTTTCTTGGCCATTTTGGTTGAATTATGATACATTGCGCCATCTTCCATGTCTTCAGACATAGCTTCAGCATCTTCTTCATCTCCAGCATACATAGTGCCAGATTTTGCTTGCAATCTATCTACTTCTTTATCACCAATAGCATTAAAAAGTTCTTCGAGACCTTTGGTCTCTTTACCCTCTTTGGCTTCGGCTAATCTTTGGTTAAAGTTGTCCCAATCAATTCCTTGGAAAACCAAGTCAGAATCAAGAGGGTCTTCTTGAAATCTGTTTGGGAAAATTCTATCTGCCATAATTAATTTTTCTCCTCAAGAAAAAATACATTAAGAAAATTTCTAAATTCAATGCTCAAATTCCTTTAATGCATCCATTTATGTTTTTTTACTTAAAATTAGTTTGTTGCCCTTCAAGAGCAATTTATCTCCAACACCAATCCCTAATTTTTTAAACAATCCTTTATTTGCTTCTACAACAAATACAACACTGTTAGAATCTGGACCAACTGACTTTGGATCATCAGCTTCCATATCTTTGATGTCCACAATCTTATGATTTTTATCTAAAAAAGCTAAAGAAAGCGGGAAAGAAACATTTTTATTCCAAAATGAATAGCTGTCTGGATAATCAAATTCAAAGTAAACTACTTCATATTCATCTAAAGGCTCAGCATTCATTAAACCTTTAGTTCGTAGCTTGTCATTGTTAGCTACAAATCTAACATCGAATTCATCACGGAATTCTTTACTAGTGAGTCATGAACCTACTTTTCTAAATTTGTTTGAAGAAGCTTTAACATTTCTAGCTTCATCAAGATCAAATCTATCTTTTGTTCTTTGTTTTCTAAATTCATTAACATTGTCTATGCTTAAATAATGATCACGTAATGCTAATTTGGCTCTTTCAGTTAATTCTACAGATCTACCGTATCCTGTAAGTAATCCAGCAGTTTTCATAGCTAAAAGATCATTGTCTGAAATTTCAGTTGGAACACCACAAACGTTGCTATCTTTATGCAAAGCAACATAGCTTGCAGCAGTCACTAAAACATCTGTATTTGAGTCAATAGACTTAAGCATAGTTAAATATCTATCACTAAGCTTTGCTGCTTCTGCTTTTCTAGGAGTTTGTGAAACGCCAAGAAGTTGAATTTGAATGTCAGAAAGTCCGAGGCTTTCCATTGATGGTCCGTCGAATAATTCAGCATGCAAATCTAATGAATGAACTGGTTTAATTGGTATTGGCATAATTTTATTCCTTATCTATTTGGTATTCTATTTTTCCAAGCATTTCCTTCATCAACATTCTTCTCGTATGTTTCTTCCCAGGAAAATTTATCGCACAAATCTTCTCCACTGTGAATTGCCATAGAAGGACTTGATGCTGGATTGCCTGGATCTATATAGGCAGGACCAGGAACATTGTCTGGACCATGCAATAATCCTTCTATATTTGGACCATCAGCTTCTCCTCCCAAATCAAAATATTCTTTTGGAATTTTTCTTGGGTTGATTTTTTGACGCCAATAATCGTTTTGTTTTGTTTCTTCTTCAATTTCTTCATAAGGAACTAAAGAAACATTTGGTGATTGAGTAACTGATTGTTGTGGATAATATTGAGCAATTTTCTCAAACAAATTATCAGCCTTGGAGTAATGGCCTTTTTTGTCTAGTTTTGAACAGATCTTGATAATTGTTTGTAAAGAAGTTGCGTTCATAATTTGTTCTTATTAAATAATCTTTAAATGACCTTTAAAAACTATGTCCGCTGATTCCATAAAATGCTGAACCATCGTAAACTTCTTCTACGCCCTTATCCTCTCTATTTGTCGGATCGATGTAGTTTGCGTATGTTGTGTCTTTTTGTTCAGGATTCAATGCCTGCTCTGTAGTCATAAATGGATTTGATTCTTTTAATGTTTCTGATTTGGGCGCTATATCTTTTGGAGCATGAACGTTTGCTTTACCATCTGGATCTGGATAGGAAAGAATAGTATCTTTTAGACCATATTCTTGAAAGCCATCATGGTCAGGAGTGTTTACGGTCATCAAACTTGTTATATAATTATCAAGTTCTTCACCGAATTCTAATACAGGTGTTTTTCCTAAAGATGGACGAGTAAATTGTGCCTCATCAAATTCATTTCTATCTTCAGGATATTCATCAGTAATTCTATTTCTTCTTCTGATTGCATAATCTTCAGCAATACGATTTATGGCTTTGTCAGAAATAGAAAAATGCAATCTAGAAGCTTTATCAGGATCTTTGTATTCTTCTCTTGGATACTTAAAATCTTTATTATATTTATGACGATTTTCTAAAGATTGTTCCATAGTCATCATATGTTCATCTTTAGGGCGATAATGCTCTTTGATATAGGCTGGACTGTTTTTCATTAAAGTATCAGCAGCATTTTCTAAAGATTTTTTATAATTATGAAGTTGAGCTCTAAATTTTGCTCTCATTCTTTCTTCTGAAGTTAATTCATATGGAATTAATTCTTCATAGTTTTTGTGCTGAGGAGTAAGTCTAGACTCCATATTGACATCACGATTATCAGGCTCAATGTGTGTTTTTCTTAATAATTTATCAAAACCAGCATCTTCATCTACGTAAAGATTTATTTCGTGTCCACCACGATTTCCACCACCACGACCAATAGGGCTACTTCCAGGCTGGAAAGGAGCACCATTTCCCCCTCCGCCTACACCACCAAATTGAGCTGTTCTGATATTGTTAGACATAATGAATTGTTCTTATAAATGAAAATAATTACCTTTATCTTCTGTTTAAATTGACCATTTTTGATCTTGGCAATCTAACCATAATTTTAGATGTAAGACATTCATAACATACAGCAGCCACCGCATCACAAATGTCATCTTTATATCCCGATAAAGCTTCAATGTAATATCTTTTACCTTTCCATTTCTTTTGTAAAAATAAAAATTGAATTTTTGCTTCTTGAACTTCATTTAAAGATATAATTTTATTGTCTAAATCTCTATATTCTCCACCAGGTAAATCATAAATATCAATTCGATCATCTCTGATTAATTGTGATAATTCTGTATATATCTTTTCTTTATATTCTTTGTTGAATTGTCTTTCTACAATTGGAATTCTCATAGATTGCAGTTTTATTAAAGATGACTGTGAATTCCATTGATCAATAGAAACTTGTTTAAATTTAAATTTAGCGTGTAAGTTGATAACATAGTCTTCAACTTCACTTTCTTTAACAGGTTGATTTTTTGTTCTAGGATTCCAAAAATGGACATGATCAATCACAACTCTTTTAAGTGGTTGAAAGTCAGGACCAATATGACCATACATGTTTTCAGTATGAGCAATTACAAGAGCGTAATAGTCTGAAGTTCTAGCTGGATCTAAATGACAAAAATAATCAAAATGACCTTCTGCCATTTCTTTTCTTTTCACCATAGACATAGAAGCAAACATCCTGTCTACGTCTTCGGAATTAAACATTGGATCTGATGAAGAAGCTCCAAATTCAGCTCCGTACTGCATTTGAAATTCTTGAGGATCTTTTTTCTTCTGACTATCTAACCATTCTTTATCAATATTAGGATTGGTAAGCCAAGTAGGAAGTCTCATCACAAGAGTAGTAGGATCTTCTTGCCTATTCTCGTGTAAATCATAAAGCAAACCAAGTGGACCTTTAGGGTTGGAAAGAAGCATCATTTTGCCATCTTTACCAAATGTAGCAAGAGATGGTTTTAGATCATCATAAAGAGCATAGTCAACACCAGAGTCAGGATTATCACCTGCCATAGCTGCAACTTCGTCCATAATGATAGTCCAGCAAGTAAGACCAACAAGACCTGATGCATTGCTAGAACCACATCGTAATACCAAAGAACCTGCAAAAAGATTGATATTATCTGCTTTTCTTCTTACATTCTCTTCTCTATCGTGTTCAGTGTAGAATCGCATTTCAAGCTCAGTATCTTTGCCAATATAGGGTGCAAAAAATGGAGAAGCTAGAACAGTTTGCTTAATCTTAGAGAAGATTGCTTTTTTAGCCTGTTCTTCGTTACGAGCAACATTTAGAAGAACAACTTCATCAAACTCCATTAAGCCGTATCTTGCTTGAGGATGGCCCATAGAAATCAATCTATACAATTCATAAAGAGCCATAGCAGACACAAGGAACGATTTTCCTGAACGTCTACCAAGTACTAAAACTAATTCTTCAAACTTATATCTTTTAGTACATTTTTCTTGAACTTGCATACGAAGCTTTGGATCAAATTCTTCTGAATAAAGTAAATCATTTTCACTTTGAAAACCATCAATAATTGGTCTTGTTTCTAATACTATGACTTGTCTTTCAGCATCAGGGTTTGTTGCTTCTTCTTTGGCATATCTGTATCTTTCTTCTCTAACTTCATTATCAAGACGTTTACACTGTAGGCAAGGGGAATTTACAACATTGAAAATTGTTTTAAACTGTTTTCCTTCTGATCTGGCTTTTAAAAAATTATTTTCATTTTTTTGAACATAATTCCAAACACAACCTTTGCAGTCTTCTTTATTGTCTGATTCATTTATTACAAGATTAGTATTGCCTTCTTGTCCCATATAAAAGCATTTTAGAATTAATTTTTGCCAAGGATAGGGTTTTAAATTACAAAAATAAGGATGTTCTATAAATGTAATGATATCTACAATTTGATCAGGATTAAATCTATCTTTAGGGGGTTTTGGTGGTGGAGCTACTTCTTGTCTTGTAGCAGGAGCAATTTCATCAACAAACTCTTCAGCATATTCTGTGTCTTTGAATAATTGTGTTACTGAATTGGCTTGCTGTAATAATTGATTTCTTAATTCGTTAGGAGATTGTTTTACGGGAGTAGGTTTTCTCATTAATTGTCTTGTTGAATCTTATTGCGTAGATTCACAATTTCATCCCTAATAATTCTTTTATCATTTTCACTATCCATCTTTTCGTGAAGGGCAGCTAAAATTTCAAAAATATTTATAGAGTAAATTCCTTGATTATCTCTTGCTTCTTTTAATTGTAAGATTTTAGAGATTAATTTTTCTACCATTGCTGCTCTTTTCAGTTTCATATCATTATTTTTAGAGCAGTCAATTCCACGAACATCATCAAGTTCAACGAGTAAAGCAGTAAGGGCTAATTGATGTTCACGAAAAATCCAAGGAGCAATAAGTTCTTCTCTTTGCTCGTAATTTTTAAGTCCGGAAGTTGAGATTTTTTTGAAATCACAATGTTGTTCCATGTGGGTATTAATCTGCATCCAGTTCATCTGTGCATCAAAATACTGTAAGAAAAATCTAATTACTGATTGATTTTTCTTTCCACTATCTAAATAAACGTGTTCTACCAAATCTCGAAAAGGAGAAGTGCAAATTGCGCATCTCGGTTCCATAAATTGAGGATAAGATATATCATTCATATTGTCAGGGGGAAGAGGCATTAAAGGTTTATCGCCTTCTTTCAAATCCCTGAACATTCTTGATGGTTTCTTAGGGCCTTCGTCAGGAACAATAAGAGCATCAACAGTTTCTTTTTTCGATTCCATTTCTTTAGTTATACAAGCAAAACAAGCCGCATAAATGCGGCTTGTTTATTCTTTCAGGATATAGGTTAGTCTTTCAAAGCTCTTTTCAATCTCTGGTATGGGGAAACTGTATCAGCAGCCTTAACCATAAATTCATCAGCCAGTCCAAAATCAACGTAATTTCCACCAATAAATTTTTCGCTTGAAGATGTTGCATTTGATAAATCAACTTCAGCGGATCCCTTCTTCATAGAAACAACATATTTTGTCTTTGAAGCAGTCTTGATTTGAGCTTCTTGAGATTGTGCTAAGAGAACATTATTAAGGAGAGTTTCCTCAATATATGGCCTTAAGGATGCATGTAAATGGCTTTTACCTGCAGCAGTCTCTTTAGCAGCTTCAGTAATTCTCATCCAAAATCCTAATCCTTTTTCATCAGTTTTTACAACTGAATGAGGACCAGTGCAAAGTCTCTTTACGAATTCTTTGGCAGATAATTTTGTTAAAGATCGTTCAATTACAGGAGCGCAATCGGAATATCTTGTAGGAACAACAGCAACTTCAACAGCAGTATTTTGTTTTACTTCTTCAGCAGTGTCAAACAACTTAGAAGCAACTCTATTAGCAACGTCTAAATCAAAATTATCAGCTGCGAGTAATTCTACAACTTCTGACTTATCGAAACCTTGATTTTTATATTTTTGTGCTTGATTATTTGCGACAACGAGAACACCATCTTTATGTGAACTTAATTCATTGCGCCAGTTGTAAATCATGTCATTTGTGTTATTTTCAGACACTTCTCTTATCTCCCTTAGATTTTTGATTCCCATCGTAAAAGGACTTAAATAAATAAAACCTCTAGACGTGCTTGAAATGTCTTAGAGGTTTTTGTGGAACATAATTATATAATACGAGAATTTCAAAAATATATTCCAAAGGTTAAATTAGTAGATTTGTAAAATAAAAAACATATGTGGTACTCAAAAATTATCGAATCTGCAACAGCCTGGGACGTTCTATCTACTAAAGAAGTATCGTGGGCTGGTTCTTTCTCTAGAACTTTCAAAGATTTTTCATTTTACGATCCAAATGATAACCCTACTATGACTGCTATGCTCAAACTTATAGGAGACTTAGAAAAGGGCAGAACTGGTGATTCAATAATTGACAGATATCTTGAACAAGCGAGAAGTGACCATAATGCACTATCTGATATTTCAATTTTTTCTTATAATTTATCAAAATTTATTGATAATGAAATGAAAAAACAAGGAAGCTCTGCTAATACAGATATGATGAAAGTATTAGACTTTCTTGGCAAACTCAATGAATATATAAAATCAAGAGGCGGAAAAGGCATAGAACTTGGTGAACAAATTCCAGATATTGACAAAGTAAAATCATCTGTTAATAGCACTCTTGGTATGGGATTTACCACATTGAATTTACTCTTGAAAAAAGGCACGAGTATGAATGAGGCACTAGCTATGTTCATCATCCGTGGAGATGATGTTAACTTACTAGGATATCCTCTTTCTGTACAAAGAAACTTGCTTGTTTATCAACTTGTTGAAGCCAGACCAGAATTACAATATTTCCAAAATCAAGAAAGTGTTGTAAATTTAATTAGACGTGGAGAGGGAACATTCTATTTTCCAAACATTAAAGAATACATTTTTTCAGGTATTGCCGAAAGCAAAATTTTAGAAATTGTTTTTGAGTTATTATTGAAAGATTTTGATCAACAAAATGTTGCAACGATGCTTCACTATCTTCCAAACAAAACTCAGATTAACGTAGCTGTAAAAATCGATGAATATCCACAGTACGATAGATTTTGCCAAAATATAGCAGAAAAGTTATACTCAAGTATAGGTGAGTATGATTTTGATCAAGATGTTTTATTAATAAGAAAACTTAAATCTTTCAAAAAATTTATGGAGGTTATTGATAGTAAAGGTGATCAGTGCTCTCCTATATTTATAATCAAGGGAATTGCAAAACCACAAGTCATTATAAATTATTTAAATAAAAATCCAGAAGATTATGAAAAATTTGATCCTAATTTATTGGATAGTCTTGGCAGTGAAATTAAAAACCAAATTCAACAAAAAGGCAAAGCTGCAAAAGCCAGAATTCAGTCTGATGGTTTTGCTCTTTTAGAAAAAGCACAACAAGAAGGCGTAATCAAAATAACTAAAGCTTCTGAAACTGCTTATAATTATGCCTTCGGAAAAGGACCAAAAAGAGATCCAGCTCCTCAAGGTATGTCTGAAAGTGGACAAAGGCAAAAAGAAAAGTCTGATGAAATATTTACAAAGTTCAAACAGTCATATGAAGATCGTATGCAACAAGAAGCTCCATTTGCTGGCGTAAGTACTGAAGATATAAGTAAATACGCTGAACAAATGATTATTGTAGAATTTAGCACTTATAGCTTAAAGAATTTTATGCGAGAAAATAATGTGCCTAAATTGAAATTAGGTCCTGTAGATTTTACTGATGAAAAATGGGGTGGATTATTTGTACCTAAATTTCCAACAAAAGATATGGGTCCACGTCCAGCAATTATTATCAAAACAGATATATGGTCTCAATTAGCTTATCATAGAAAATTAGCTGAAAATATTGGAATGGATGCTAACCATTATCTTGAAGCCACCAAAAGACACGAAGTTGCTCACGCATTGCAGTATCTTCAATCTGGAGATTTGATGATGCAAGATTCTGTTGCTTTAAACCCTGAATTGACTCCTGAAGAAGCTTACATATCTGATCCTTCTGAACTATATGCAAGAATTCACGGAGATATACCTTATCTGGCTAAAATCTTTGATGCTCATATTGGAAAATTAATGGCAGATCCAAAAATATATCAAGCTGCTAAAGAACAATGGATTCTAGATATCCAGGATGAAATGATTCACTTGATGTCAGGTGGAACGAATGCTAAAAGATTACTTGAAGATATGGAGAATGGTAGATTTGGAACTTACACCTCATCTACAGGACAAACAATTACATTAACTGATCCTCTTGAAGTAATCAATAAAAAATTACAGCGTCAAAGAAACAGATTGGAAATGATTTTTCACGAGACTTTTCAAATTCAAGGCAGACGTGATTATAGAAGAGGGTTGATCGGCAAGAAAAATCAATTAGCTCAACAAATTGAATCTACCCCTATTTATTCTTCTGAAAGGACCCAACTCGAAAAAGAAATAAAAGAAGTTGAAACAAATTTAGTTGAATCAGGAAGAATGCTTATCTTTGATGTAAAAGATGTATCTGAGGCTGTAGTTGAGGGATATTTATCAGATTATTATAGTAAAATTGCGAAAGCTGTAGCAGATGGTTTACTTACAACAGATAAAATTAATCCTCAAGGCGAAGATCAAAGAGTAGAAAATCAGCAACTACGTGAAGAAGCTAAAAAACAAGAACCACCAACAGCGCAAGACATTAAGCAACACGCAAGATTTCAAATTCAACAAACCGAACCTATTCCAAGTGGTAGAAAGATTGACGTCATTATTCCGAGATATAAAGGACCTGGAAGACCACCTGGCAATTTCCCTGGCTTTGATGATGCAGAAAAAGATGACAGTCAAATTGATATCACTATTGAACGAGACGAAGATAAAACAGCAAGTGTGTTCAATTACAGAAAATTAATCAAATAAGAAATCTTCACCAAGAATTAGTTTCATTTGTTCAAGGGCTTTTGATAATCTTTTTGAGAAAGCCCCTTGAGTGATACCTAGAGTTTCAGCACATTCTTTTTGATCTAATCCATCAAAGAAATAAACTTGGATTACTTCTCTGCTTTTTTCGTTCAATTTATCCATAGCTTGATGGATACAGATTGCATTGTCAATATCATTAAATGGATCTTCAGATTCTTCAGGAAAATAATCTTCGTCTGAAAGTTCTTCTTTTGGAAAATATTTATCAGCTGTGTATCTAAATAAATTGATATCTATTCTTGTTGATAAGAAATAAGAAAAATAAGATAATTTTGGATCATATTGATCAATTAGTTTACGTAAAACAAAAATACAATCACTTAAAATATCTTCTCTGTGTGATGAAAGCCGAGATTCTTTTTGGATAATTCTTTTAACAGATGAGATGAAAAGAGGTTTGTAAAATTCATATAAATCAAAAAGCGCAGTATCATCTCCAGCTTTGTATTTATATAAAAGCTTATTTATCTCATCATAATTATTATCAGCCATAAAAAGATTATACAGAGGCAAGTTTTGAAATTAATATTGGCACTGAATGATTTACTGAGCCATTAGTACGTAAATCAACTATAGTATCAACTACTAATGTAATCATTTTTGAAAACTGTGCTGGACTATATAAATTTTCTTTGCTAGATTGTATGCGAATTCTTATAGGATTTTGAGCTTTTACTGTGAATGTAGGCTCTTTGTATTCATCGTCCAGATACTTGCCTAAAAGATCTCTTAATTCAACTATTTCTTGAACTTCAGTAAGAGGATGATATTTCTTATTAGTCTCTGAAATTACAAGCATAAAGTTTAATTGGCTAAGTAAAACAAGTAAAAATCCTTGTTCTCCCATAGAGTCAATTAGTAGCTCAATCTTTGTTAAACAGTAATCCATATTTTTGTTCATCAGTTGTTCGATAAATTCGAATATGTCGCATTCTTCATTGAAAGAAGCATTTTGTATGTCACGCAAAAATATTTTATCTGTGTAAGAAATAATCTTTTCTAATTCCTTGAAAAGAATATCAATATCATAACAGATAATTTCTTTCTTGCTTCCAGATTGTTTTGATTTGATACGTAGGACAGGGCAAATTTCAACAAGACTATTCAAAGTTTCTCCATTGATATTTGCATTGTTCTTCATTACATAATTGTTGATATGACGTTTCAGAGCATTGAAATCCCCAACAAGTGGATAGCTACAATCGAAAATTAAGTTGTTTTTCTTGGCCTTTGCAATTAGAGATAAACGACCATCAAAACTATCATCATCGTACAGTATAACGTGTTTGCTGCCTAACTTATCACTCTTTTCCTGAATGAGTTTAATATCTTCATTAGAAATGCTAGTGTGAATATAGACGTTATTATTGTCAAAGAATTTGGAATAACTATTAATTATCTTTTCAACATTATTATCAATAAGAAGAATAAGACCAGGGAATTCTTCCTTGATCTTATTCAATGCTAGTGTAGTTGATCCGTAATAAATTCTTGGAAACATATTAATCCATTGGGAAAAGAATATGCTTGAAATTTTCTGCTTCAAGCATCAATAAAATAAAGTCATTATGTTTTATGAAATTGAGTTTCAATTTCTTACTATCAAGTAAATCTAAAACTCTAATTAAATGAGAAGAAACGTAAGACACTGATAAAACTTCATAATTTTCAATTTCAATAGTGTCAACAACTGCATTTTTCTCATTACTGTTTGCAGATATAACAAGTTTATTTATATCTAGAGTCAAGCTTATCATGTGAGAATTTGCAATGCTAGATACAAACTTTACACTCTTGACTAATGAATCTTTTTGTAATTCAAGAGTTAAGAAAAATTGATCGCTAAAGAATTGATTGAAGTTTGAAAAGATCTTTTCGTAAGTGTTTTTCTCAAGGCTGCAAGATAATTCTCCACCATCCCAAGTCAGATAAATTTTACTATTATAAAGAGAGAAAGTAATGCCTGGTATTTTTTCAATATAGTAAAGTATTACATCTGAAATTGTTTTAGAAAATAAATAAGATTGTTGTAATTCGTATTTCTTGCCAAAAACAGAAATTCTATGTTTGTCTGAAGATTGAGCATTTATTTTTCCATCTTCAATAAACCAAAGTATAGAAGTGTATGGATGCTCATCAAAATCAGGAGCACAAGAGAAAGAAGTCATCTTCATACTGTGGACAAAATCATCAACAGTAACATCTAATGGTTCTAAATCTTCAGAAAAACTAATAGTAAAATTATCAACAGGAACAGTTGCCAAAGATACTCTAGTTTTCTTATTTCCAAAGATAAGTAAATTTTCTTCAAAATTGTAAATAAACTGAATTTCTTCTGTCGGGAAATTATTCAAGGCATTAAAAAAAGAAGATACATCTAAACCAAAAGTTCCATCTTCTGTAGGCTGTACATTCTTAAGCAAAAACTTTGAACCACAAAAATTGTTTTCTGATTGGACATAAAGTTTTCCATCAACTGCATGAAAAATAAGACTACTCGATGCAGCTTTATTTTCACGCATAGAAAGTTTAGATTTTTCAATTTTATTAAGTAAGGCAAAACAAATAAGATGTTCTGCCTTGTTCAACTTAAATTTCAATGTAGTTGTCCTTGGAATTCAACTTGAGTACTTGGAAGATAGATGTTTACTTCCTTCAAGATGTTAGAAATAAATGTATCTTCATTTGCACAAGAAATCAACATATTATTTTCGTAATAATTCCAAACACTGTCAACTTGTCGAAGAACATCCATTTTGTTAATGATAAGTTTTGTAACACCATTCATTTGACAGGCTACAATTACTTCTTCGATATTGAGCCAGTCTATTTGTCTTGGTCGCCCTGTAGTGGCTCCATACTCTTGACCAATCTCTCGCAATCTTTCAAATCGTTCGTCGTCTTTTTGGTATCCTTTAGCTCCAACATAGGTAGAATAACACTTGATAACCCCGATAACATTCCGTACTTGCTTATAATTGAAACCATTGTTTAATACTGCTCCTACTCCAGTGTTTGATGAAGTTACATAAGGGTAATCGCCAAAGTCAACATCAAGCCAATATCCTTGAGCTCCTTCAGCTAAAAATTTCTTAGGGCAAGAATAAATAAGGCTGTGCATATCGACAAGATATGGTGCTAATTCTGGAACATCTTTGGCACGAAGACCTGTGCGACCAACTTTGTCTTTATAACAAGGGCCATTTCCAGTACGAGTTGTTCCAATAGTAGTATCTCTGGAATCTTCGTCGATATGATTAGGGGTAATTATATGTGCGTTTTCTGCTATTTTAAGGATTGATGTGTCAAACCCAAATCCTTCAAGATACTCAAGTTCGTCAAATAATTTTTGCGTATTGATAACACAACCATTACCGATGACACTAGGAATGCCATGCAGAACACCACAAGGAACAAGATGCGTAACAATTTTCTCTCCATTGAGGTAAATTGTATGACCAGCATTTCCTCCACCGTTAAAACGGACAACGTAGTCATATTCACCTGATGCAGCCATTTGATTGGCTATTTTCCCCTTGCCTTCATCACCATACTGCATACCGATAACTACATCAACAATTGAAGTTTCCATATGCACATTTTACTTCATTGTATAGGTGTTGGCAAGTTATAATTCTATGTCTTTTTCTTCGTCAAAAAATTCTCTATCATCAATACCATTTACAACAACATCAACGTGCGTGTCTGGGAATTTTTGTCGAACTTTTTCCATTGCTTCTTCTTTACTGTAATCTTCAAGAGCAAGATTAGATGTGAAAACTACATCGTGAGAAATTTCTTCTGCATCTTCTTCCTCACCATATAAATTTTCTAATCCAGGTATGGAAAGTTGATCTGTTAGGAGCTTTCCTTCTTTGTCAGAACCTTTAGATAATGATTTCAATGACAAAGGATCTAAAAAGAAAAATTTCCATACTCCACTTTCTGGAAATAAAATAATTTGTGGATAAATTGCAAAATGCCTTCTTGTTCCTTTAGATCTTTCAACAAGTTGCTCCATAGGGTCTCTCGATGGATCTACAGTGAACTTTTCATCTCCAAGAACTTCTACAATATCTCTGCCTTGCTTTCTTGCTTTAGTTAATGCAAAATCAGAATATGTTTCTGGATTTTTGTAAACTTCATCAAAATCTAAATCTGATTGATCTATTGCTACTTTGGTAAATCTGTCAGCCAGTTTAAAGCATCCCAAGGTATCCAAAATAGAGGCAGTTCTAAGTAAATTTATCATGATCTACCTTTTGGCTTCTTATGAGTGGCATCGTTCATCTCATCGTCTTTAAATTGAACATAAACTTCTGATGCTTTTTTTCTAATTCTAGTAAGTGCATTGTCAACACATTTAGCTGGAACGCTCAGCGTTTGTGAAATTTCTTTATATGATGAATTATGACCATATTCGACAAATATGTCTGCCTCTAATGGTGTTAATTTATCCATTAACATTTCAGAATTTAATTCTAATTCTTGTCTTACAATAATATCTTCAACCAAATTTACTTCCGGAGATTCATCATAAGGATTTTTCTTATCAGGAATATAGTCTCCTAATGAATGAAAATTACCATCATCATTCAAAATAAAAGGAGCGTCAAGCGAAATTGAGTCATTCAAAGCTGAATTCTTCATTCTTTTCGCTGACGCTATAGCAGTTGCAAGATGTCTTTTACAAACTAAATTTACGCAAAAGTTCTTAAATGTTGTGTCTTTAGTGCAATCATAGGAATTTACCGCTTTAAATACACCTAATCTCAATTCTTGCATTACATCTTCTCTGTCTCCGCCGACTATGAAAAAGTGTGGTGCAATCTTCTTGAGATCTGGTTCTACCATCTTAAGCAACTTTT